CCGCGAGGGGCGCACGGTGCTTTGGTACAACACCACATATACGGAAAACCGTACATGTCTCCTACTACAGAGGGAACCCTATGGATGAGAAAAAGAGGGAAGTGGTCCTAATCGGACCACGCCCTTGGACAACGGGGTACCAGTATAACTGGACCACAATGCCCATTACAGACTTTTCGTCTGGGACTTCTTCTCCGATTACGTACACGCAAGTGACGCAATCAAGAGGGCACGCCTGGCCTTCAGCCAGGGGTGCTTCGACGGATATTGGTGGAGATTTTACCACTTCGAAGATCGATAGCTTGTATCTCTCTGACACCGGGATTTATTCCGGTGAAAGCAGAGGTCATTACTATCGTGGGCCGGAAACGGCCGTATCTCCGAAACGTGCAATGGACTACGCTCTTTCGCGTGTCGTCCCAACGTCAGACATCTCTTTGATGCAGTTGGGTTCGAAAGCGATAGCAAAGACCTTGCCGACAAATCCAGTCGCCGATGCAGGAACTTTCATCGGAGAACTCCGTGCGGGTTTACCCCGCATGGTTGGCAAAGAGCTGTTCAAGACCAAGCTCAAAGACTACCGCAAGGTAGGCTCTGAATACTTGAATGTCGAGTTCGGCTGGAAGCCTCTTGTCTCTGATTTGCAGAAGTTCGGAAAAGCCGCAATGGAGTCTGACAAGATCCTAAAGCAGCTGCACCGTGATTCTGGAAAGAACATACATCGGAAATACTCTTTTCCATCTGAGACTATAAGCGAAGTTTATAGGAATGTGAACGCTGTGTCCGATTGTGTGGGACTCAACGTTTACCCCTATTGCTTTAAGTCTGCTGGGGGGGATCAATTGGATATCACCGTTGAGGTGACTACCGATACCTGGTTCTCAGGCTGTTATACATATCACTTGAACCTTGGCACTACGCTGAGCGACAAGATTGACATGCATGCAGCTGAAGCGAGGAAACTAGTCGGTCTCGAGCTAACGCCCGAGACTGTTTGGAATCTCGCACCCTGGAGTTGGGCCGTTGATTGGCAGGGGAACATTGGTGATGTTCTACACAATGTTTCCCGCTTTTCTCAAGACGGCTTGGTAATGCGATATGGTTACATAATGCAGAAGAAAACTGCAAAAGTGACCTATTCTCTACGTCGTAACGGGAGGCTTTTGACCTCGCCGAACGTAGATCTACACTTGACCTGTACTGCGAGCAGTAAGGTTAGGCGTAGAGCAACCCCCTTTGGTTTCGGTTTTGACATGACCGCCCTGACCGGGCGGCAGTCTGCCATACTAGGGGCCCTGGGAATCTCCCGGGGTCCTAGGCACAAATAAGTTGTGCTGGCACTGCAAGACTCTCACGAGGAGTGTTGTGGTGCGTCTATGAGGACCTTATAAGGTCCTCGACACATTCAACTGAAAGAGTAATGCCATGTCTTTTGCTGATCCCCAGTCCGTTACTGTCAACGCGGTCGCTATCTCACTGCCTCGCACGAGCTCCGGAGTAAATTCCGGCGTTTTTACGAGTGCTGATGGGAATTCGCGACTGTCCGTCTCGCATGCCTATGGCAAGCGAACTCGACGGACTATCCGCCTTGACAGTTCGAAGGTAGCTGCTGATCCTCTGCTGCCGACTCAGAACGTCAAGCTTTCCACCTCGGTTTACTTGGTGGTTGACGCTCCTGTTGCCGGCTTCACGAATACAGAGCTTAAGCAGTACATTGACGGCTTTGTAGCCGCTCTGACTGCTTCCTCCGGTGCGAAGATCTCTCAGCTCTTGGGCGGAGAGAACTAAGCAAGGACTATTCTCTACGATCAGTAACATAATTGCATGGCTATGGATGCTCGAACTCTATAAGGAGCCGGCATGAAAAGCCTTATGTTACTCTGGCAGGAGGTCGCTAATGAACTTGCGACCTGGTGTTGCACTAGCACCAGACTGGACTATAAAACGGTCCAGTCTCGAGTCGGACACGAAGGTGAGTCGTTTCTAACGATCACCCTACCGAACTTCTGCACTGACTTCCAAAAGTCTGGTAGAAGGACGTGTAGATCGCAACCAGTTTCAAGGCTTTGCCTTTACTGGTAGTCTCCCCCGATTTCTCGGAGGTTTCTTCGATCTTGTGTTCGACCGTGGTACAGGTCTCTTACTGGATAAACCGTCAGTGGATGCGATCTATGCCATTCGTCAACTTACGCTGATGTTTGGAAAGATTCTCCTCCCCTGCAGTGATGCAAGGAAGGATGCAGCCATTGAAGGATATCTTCAGTGTGAGCAGTCAGTCAAAGACGCGGACTCTGCGAGAGGACCTCAGGAAACTGAGGACTTCCACAGAATTTCTCGTCTACTTTGGGCGGACCTCTTTTCCGCGGTGGATAATTCCATTGCGAATCATGAAGTTCTCCCGAAGCACGGACCCGGTGCCACCGCTGATCGACTTAAGGGTAACCAAAAGTTCAATCAGACCGAGTGGACCGATAGGCTCGAGGGAGTGTTTCCAGCTGGGGAGTTTTTACTTCCGAATTGGTCACACTTCTCTAACCTTGACCGTATTGTCTGGCTCGAACCCGGACAAGAACGTCCCGTCAGGGTCGTCCTAGTTCCTAAAACACTCAAAACACCTCGAATTATCGCGATTGAACCTACTGCGATGCAATATGCGCAGCAGGGAATCTTGGAATCGTTCGAGAAAGCGATTGAGGCGAATGACAACGCCCGTCACTTTATCCAATGGAAGAGTAATGTTCCCAATCAGGAGCTTGCTCGACTGGGGTCACTCTTGGTGATCTCGCAACGCTAGATCTTAGCGAAGCATCGGATCGTGTTTCGAATCAGCTTGTTAGGACCATGCTGCTAAACCATCCTCACCTAGGTGAGGCGGTGGACGCAACACGTTCCCGCAGGGCTGAAGTGCTTGGTAAAGACGGAAAGAAAATCATCCGTCTAGCCAAGTTCGCGTCTATGGGTTCGGCTCTCTGCTTTCCCATGGAGTCACTGGTATTTATGACAGTGATATTCCTAGGTATTGAGCGAGAGCTTAAGAGACCGCTATCCAAGAAGGATGTTGAATCCTTCAGAGGACAGGTGCGCACGTACGGGGATGATATCATTGTCCCCGTCCGTTATGTGCGTTCCGTTGTTAGCACCCTCGAATCTTTTGGGTTCAAGGTTAATGCTAGCAAGAGTTTCTGGACTGGTTATTTCCGGGAATCTTGCGGAAAGGATTACTACAAGGGCGAAGATGTTTCCATCGTTCGAGTCCGAAGAGTACTCCCAACACAACGGAGTGACGCTCAGGAGATTATCTCTATCGTTTCGCTCCGCAACCAACTCTACAAGAGAGGGCTGTGGAAAACGACGAGGTATCTCGACAACTTGGTTGAGGGTATTATACCTTTTCCTGCAGTTGGCGAGAATTCTCCTATTTTGGGCAAACGGAACTTTACGGGTCATGAGACCCATGAGTTCTGTCCTGACCTTCAGATCCCTCTTGTCAAGGGTATGAAGGTGGTCAGTAAACCCCCAGCAGATAAACTGGAGGGTGCTGGTGCCCTACTTAAGTTCTTCCTTAAGCGCAGCGAAGAGCCATTCGTTGACAGGGAGCATCTTGAGCGTTATGGACGCCCTGAGTCCGTCGACATCAAGCTCAG